GCTGAAGAATGATTAGCGAACACCATATCCCACCAAGAAGCTATAATTCCTTAAAAGAGCAGTTTATACACATACTCAGGTGCAAGAAGATTATAATAATAACTGAGGAATTTCAGGATATGAATGAAGTTGCCACCATTCTGAGCCATCATATTCTCCTCTATCAAACCATTGACCACCTTCAAGCCATATGGTTCCATCAACTTTCTGACCACCAAAGCCATTGTTGTAATTGAAATCAATCTCCTTAAGAAATTTCTGATAATCCTCTTCGGAATATCCTTTCTTCAGAGTATAACACCAGGGCTTTTTATCCTCTTCAAAACTCCAGAAATCAGCCTGTTGTAAAATTGCACAAAGAACCACAAGTCCTTTAGTACGTTCTAAAAATTCTTGTTTTGCTTTCATACATCCTCCTTAAGATTAAATGCAAAATTTGTCAATTGATATCAATTTCTTTATTCTATCTACCAGATAGATAGCTCTGAGATTCTGCACATTTTCATTCAGGTCATGCAGACATAAGAGAACTGGAAGAGGAACAAGAACAATGTCCACATCCAACCAATAAGCTTCATTAAGTCTATCCTGACAAGCCTCAGACATCTTCCACTTCTTACTGACAGAAGTGATATGCACACCACTTACAGTAACATGCTGTTTCTCAACATCCTCATTATCAAGCTTTGTCTCTTCAGCTATTTCATTGGATACTGCAGACAATATTGTTCCATCCTCAAACTCAAAAGCATGAGGAGAATTGAAATTAGCTACCCTCAGACCATTGCTGAGAGTGACTATTGGAAATGTATTGTTCATTTTATTTCTCCTTAAAGGTTTAATTCATAATTAGTTTCGCTAATGCTCATCAGTACAGGACTCACACCTGCAGACTGCCTTATAGCTCCCAGCCTCAGCCTGCTATAAGGACTTTATGTTACACCTGTTAATTGAAGGCTGACACCAATAACAGGGATGATTTTTTTAATCTACCATATCCTCTCATATCTGTCAGAACATGAGCATTCTGGCTACAAACTTTACTCTCATCCTGCAGGTAACAATGCTACAGAACTACCATCCAGTTAGTTGTTTTAGCTTTCATATCATTTCAGATATGACACATGCACAACCATTCTTCTTATTATACTCCGAACTTTTAAGAGTAGGCGTGAAACAGAGCCTATTATTATCTCTCCTATATAAAGGAACAACTCTTCACATTCCTTTATATACAAATGTATATTCCTTCATCGTGACAACACTACCAACAGTCTCTTCACGCATAATACTAATTGACTCTATATAACAAGGATCAATCACATTATTATCAGTAGAAACATCACCTATACTATTAACATGTAATCCATAGGTGTCGATGATAGCATCACCAATAATACCCAATCTAATTATATTCTCCATATACCTCCAATTGATTAACTCGTGAAACTCTTCCTTATAGAGAGATATTCATTCTAATAGACATTACTCTTCATAGAGATAGACATAAAGCCATACCATTATCCATAATGATGTTGTTTTGATATCAATATTATCACTTTAATATCAAGGAAGGATATTATAAGGCTGAAAAACAGATACTTATCATCAATCAATAGTAATAAATTCATCTGATTGAAATCTAGACCATTGACAAGCATCCTTATAAAACTCCGGATAAGCACTCTCAATAAAATCAATAACAAGACATATAGTTCCAACACTCTAATAATACAATTACCTTTCTCAACAAGACTAACTTATTCATACGATAGTTTATTAGTAAAGCTATAGTTTAATATCAATAACACATTAATTTGATAGTGTTTTGATATCATTATAATATCAAGAAGAGGATGTTTCCTCAACTAAAACACCAATGTTATCAAGGGTTTCCAATCAATAGTACTTTATTCTATAGATCCATATTCCCTTATAGATTACTCTCTTTGTAGACAGACATTTGTTCCTTAGAGTATAATAATTAAGATCTTTACTCCACTTACAAGCCTGTATTAAGGACCTGTATTCTGTCAATTTACCTGTTTTTGGATCAATTGTAACTATCATATAGCTGTTTTAGGCTACAAATATAATACAAAAACCGGTCAATACTTAGGATTCTTACCACTTTTATAAAACTATTTCTCACACTCCATGGATACATATATAATAATGTATAGAGAACAACCAATGATAATCACTCCCTATACATTATATATATAGTAACATTTGAGTGGCTAACTCTCTTTACGGATTTACATTCCCAAAGCCATAAGGGAAACACCTCTGTACAATTCCATATAACATCTGAAGAGCAATCATTTGTTCATGCATACCTTCTGATCAGTAATTCAACGCATTATCATCTCTATTCATTATATAGGGAACAACTAAGAGTAGGTGATTGGAATATTAAGACCCACCCACTCCACCCGATATATAAGAGAGAGTCCGAAGACTCTCTCTCTTAATCAATTAGGCAATGAGGCTTTCCAATGCAATGGATTCACCCTTTGCAAGATCTGCAAGACTGAAACCTTCACTCGGCTTGCCTTCTGGCACAAGAAAGAAAACTCCCTCAGTGTTCTCAATCACCTTCAGATTGAGAAGACTTTTCAAAACCTCCACTTTCTTAGCTCCTTGTGTCAGTGCCTTACGCACCAATTTGCTAAGTCTTACGCTCAAGGACAACATCTTGGGAGCATCTTCTTCTGTCTCTTTGATAAAGAGACATACTCTTGCCTCTCCTTCAATGTTCTTCTGAGAAAATGACAGCACATCAGTTTTTACTAACTGACTTTTGAGTGTACCATGTTCGGTAATTTCACTCCAACTCCCTGTCCCTGTTGATTCTACTACTGCTAATTTCAGTTTCATAACTTTAACTATTTAAGATTAATGACGGGGAATGCCCCCAACTCTTTCAAATCACCGTGGGGTTGAAGTTGGAGGTCTACTAAGTAGGTACTCACTTAAAAAATTTTAAAAATAAAAATAAATTTTGAAATTTTGGAAATATTCCTTATCTTTGTAAAAATTTTAGTTATGGGAAAAACAAAGTCTTATCCGGGGATATATCAGATGTTGAATATCCAGAATAAAAAATCATATATTGGTTATTCTAGAAGTTGTTTAAAAAGAATGCAAACTCATAGAAATCACCTTAGAAAGAATAATCATAAAAATCCACATCTTCAAAGTGCTTGGAATTTTTATGGTTCAGATAATTTTATATGTCGTATTATTGAACATTTGGATAACTCATTAAGTAATAAACAATTTGAAGAAGTAGAAATCAAATGGGTATTACATTTTCAGTCTCATCTTTCTGAATATGGATATAATAGTGTTCTTCCAGGATTTAAACCCTTAAAAGATGAAGGAGTTAACACTACTCAACGGCAGTTAGTTGAATATGTATGTATCAACTCTCTCTCCGGAGAAGTATTATTTCTATCAGGAGTACAAGAGGTAATGAAATCTACATCCATTTCTTCTAATAAGATAGAAGACTTATCTTCTTATTGGAAAGGAAAGGGAAGAAGAAAGTCTCTACATGGATGGATGATTGTCAAACAGGAAGATTATAATGAAGATTTTGATTATGTCAAGTATAAAAAGGAGAAACCATCTGCATATAAATATGGAAGTAAATATACTGCTACAGAGTATTATAGGATTAGAAAGGCTCTTGATCCTACCTACCAGCAAAAGAAAAAAGCTCCTGAGGATATTATTCCACGTAAGAATAGAAATCTAAAGAGAGTTTCTATTCTTGCCAAGAATATTCTTACAGAAGAAGAGAGAATGTTTTCTATGATAAAGAGTTGTTATCCAGAGTTTAGTCTGATGAAGGTGAGAAAATGCATCAACAATGAGTATGGTAAATACAAACATAGAGGACATTATTTTAAAAGAGTTTAACTTTTTCAATTATAAATTTTCCTTCTCCTGTTGACTTTTCACTAAATATGTTTATATTTGTATGTTCAATTAACTACATACGGATATGATTGTTCAGAAATTGAAAAAGGTGACAGAAGACAATTATCAGTTGGGTGAGAAGTATTATGAGATATTGTCTTCATTGAATTCTCTGGATTTGACAACAAGGGAGATTCAGCTTGTGGCTTATGCTGCTATACATGGAAATATTTCTTACACACATATTAAGGAGGGATTTTGTGAGAAGCATAATACATCTGTTCAGACGATTTATAATATTGTGTCAAAGCTTATAAAGTTGAAGGTGCTCATTAAGGATAATGGGAAGATTAAAGTGAATCCTATTATTGCCCTTAAGTTCAATGACACGATTAAGCTGGAGATAACATTAAATTTCAACGGAAATGGATAAGCCTGTTTCTCTTTCTGTTAAGGCATGGATAATACGGAACATGTCTGTAAGGACACAAATGCAGGAACGGGAAATAGAGATGATTGTCAATCACCAGTTTGATTCTGCATATACAGCTTTGGAGAGTTGTAATAGTTTGGAGTTCTCGGGATTTGGTAGGTTCTTCTTTAATAAGTGGAAGGCTCTTAAAAAACTGGAGAAGTTCAAGAGCCAGATAAATGAGTTTAGTCGCATTCTTAATGATCCTTCTTCTACGGAAATCAGGAAGAGAAATATTGAAATGAAACTACAAATGACAAGAAAGAATTTTGAATATCTAAATACAAAGTTAAATGGATGTACACAAGATCTACGAGGGATGGAGAAACAAGTGCTTTCCTCCGAAGGAATTGAAGGACGTGATTCAGAGAGTGACGATGGAGAGGATGATGATTTGTAGGAATTGTCCAGAGAATTCTCAACAACATAATAGTATTAGGCCAGATGAACATTGTCTTATTTGTGGATGCACACTTTCAGCAAAGACAGCTTGCTTATCATGTGCTTGTCCTTTATATAAATGGAGAGAAGTAGTAACATCCCAACAGGAAGAAGAAATGGAACAAAACAATGAGCAAGAATAAATTGGAGATAAAGAAGGTTCGTTTGAGAGAGTTCATTGAGACATTAATGGAGATATACGAGAGTGGTATAGATTATGTTAATATATTGGTGGAGAAAGGAAATCATCAGGATTCTATTTGGATTGTTGGGGATATTGATGATGAACAGAAGCATACAAAAATTAACGGTGAGAATATTAATTTTGAGGAGCTTACATAATGGCTAAGAAACTAAATAGTTATATTTCAGCAGAGTTGGATTTTGCTGAGCAGTCCCTTCAAGAGTGGAGGAAGTATATTGAGGCAAATCCTATTGATCAGGTGGAAGACAGATGGGGAAAGAAAGAGATGCCAAAAGGAGGATATGCTTGGGTTGTTACAGCTACAAAGGAACAACAGATTAAATGTATACAAGACACCCTCTCCAGATATTTACAACTCCTTGAGGTTGTTAATAATCTTAGAGAGAAAGAAGAAGCTAAAATAGAGGTGAGAGGTAAGGTGGAATTAGGCTCTCAAGCAGAACAGTTTTTGAAGAAACGCAATGGAGGATAGTCAATTACAAACTATAGATTATAAGGATTGGTACTTAAATCAAAAAAGAATTCCAGATAAACAATCTGTTGAATATGTTTCTTTCTTTGCTTTTCATAAAGAACTTTGTTTAAATGGGTGTATGATGGAAGGGGAGTATATTAATCCCTTTTTAATGTGGCACTTAAATTTCTGGAATACAGAAGTAGATTATGTTGATGATAGAGGTAGGATAAGTGATAAATATTCCCATCCTCTTCTAAGAGATAACGAATGGGTGGTTACGAATGAGATAGAAAGAGCACATAAAGAACACAAAGGACTAGTAATTTTAGGGTTGCGAAGATTTGCTAAAAGCGTTTTGGAAGCAAGTTATATTGGATGGGGGGCTACGTTTGATGAGAATTCCCAGAATGTTATTGCCGGATTAAATGCTCCAGATATAAAACTGATTACAGATAAGCTTGATAAGGGGTTGAATTTTCTTCCTGAAGCTTGGAGATGGCAGAGAGTGGAGGATGATTGGAAGAAACAGGTTACACTTGGAATTAAAACAAGAGCAGGAGAAAGAATACCATTCTCTCAAATTCTTATAAGAAATTTGGATGAAGGGAATAATGAAGAAGCAATTGCTGGAACAAAACCACGTAAACTAATTATTGATGAGATTGGAAAAGGGTCATTCTTGAGAGGATTGAAAGCTGCAGAGCCGGGATTTACAACACCATTTGGATGGGCTTGCTCCCCAATATTGACAGGCACAGGTGGGGATATGAGTAAATTTGGAGATGCCAAAACCCTGATGTTCAATGTTCAGAACTACAATTTTCTTACATATAATAATGAGAAGGATACAAAGAGAGTACATGGTTTATATCTTTCCTATAAATATAGGATGGAAGCAAAGGAAGACTCCTCATTAGGAAAATTCCTTAATAAACCAGAGGATAGCGTTTTAAATAAGATTCCAATGCTTGTTTCAAATGAAGAAAAAGCAAAGGAAATTACCACTCATAAGTTAGAAGTATTAAAGAAAGGTAGTGACAGAGTTGTATATCTAAAGGAGAAGATGTATTATCCCTTTGAAGTGGATGATATATTTTCCAATGAGGATACAAACATATTTGATATTGAAGCAGCAAAGAGACAAAAAGCAAAACTATTAGCACAGGAGAGAACAGGAATCCCTGTTATTCTCTTCTCTGGAGAAAATGGGATAGCCCACGAATTTACAGACAAATTACCAATTACAAACTTTCCTCTTAACCCGGGAGATTCAAAGGATGCTCCTATAGTTATATATGAGTTCCCTGTAGACAGTCCTCCTTATGGATTGTATGTTGCAGGAGTTGACCCTTATAGGCAAGGACAAGCTAAATATAGTGATTCCCTTGGTTCTGTATACATATATAAAAGGATGCATGATTTGACAGGGGAAAAATTTCAGGATATGTTTGTGGCTTCTTATTGTGCAAGACCTGAGAAAAAAGAAACATGGGAAGAACAGGCAAGACTCTTAATTAAATACTATAATGCCAGAACCCTCTGTGAAAATGATGAAATCTCCTTTATTGAATATATGAAAGCAAAAGGGGATGCTCATTATCTGGAAGCACAACCAAGATGGTTATTGGAAATTATTCCAAATACAACAGTGCATAGAGAATATGGTGTTCACCGCACTGCAACTAAAGTGATAGATTATCTCCATGGATGTTTTAAAAAATATATGGAAGAAATTGTTCATACAGAAAGAGATGAACAAGGAAGTGTAATAAGAGAGATACATGGAATAAATAAAATATTTGATCCTGTCCTCCTTGAAGAGGTGATACAATATAATGAATTGGGAAATTTTGATAGGATTGTTGCTGCAGAACTTGCTATAGCACAGGCAATTAAGATGGACCCAATTATGGGAAGAGTAGGAGGAAGTGGAGATGTAAGAGTACAGGCAATGAATAGAAAGGTGAATAATCCTCTATTCATGCCATCAAGGAATTTAAGAGGAAAACAACGAAGGTTATTTACATAATAATTAGAAGTCATGATAATCCGGTATACAAAGGACGCTACCATACGGTATAGTTACCTTAACATCTTCCCCGATCAGTTTAAAACTGAGAAAGAAAAACAGGATGAGTCTTGGGTGAAGAACACTATGGACTACTTTTCTAATAAGGCTTATTCTGAATATCAGAAGAATAGAGACCCTCGTACAGGTTTTGTAAAAAACTATGATTTAATAAAGGGTATTCTTCATGCAGAGGATTTCTATCAGGAACCAGAGGTGAAGAGCTTCTCTGAGATTCTTGAAAAGGATTTGGAGCTTCCCAAATATGTACAGCATTATTCCATCATGACCACACCTATTAATGAACTGGTGGGAGAGATAAGCAAGAGGCCTGATACTTATAGAGCGAAAGCATTTGATGATGATAGTCGTTCTGAGGAACTTCAGTTTAAAATGGATATTCTTCAGGAGTATGTTTTAAATGAAGCCAAGAATCAAATTCTTACAAAGGCTGCCAGACAAGGAGTGAAAGTAGAAGAAGAAGAACTACAAAAGATGGCATTTGAAGAAGTGAAGGATCAGATTGATAGCTACACTTCTGTAGCTGAGAAATGGGCAAATCATATTCTCACTTGTCAGAAAGTGGAGTTCAATATAAAAGAAAAGAGCGAGGATGCATTCAGAGATCTTAATATCTCATCTAGGGAGTTTTATCACTTATATGAAGATAACTCAAAATTGGGATTCAATGTAGAAGTGGCAAATCCAAAAAATACGTGGTTTCTTACAACTCCAGATAGGAAATATATAAGTGATCCTTCAGGCAGGGCACAGGGAGCATATGCTACAGGAATGGTAAATGTGATGGAGCTTTCAGAAATTATAGAAACCCTTCCAGATATAACAAAGGATGAGATAGATCATCTCAGGAGTAGTCTTCAGGATTATGGACTTATCAATGTCAGGGAATCTAATCTTGGAAATCCTAATGTTTCCCCGGGAATAGACTCTGTACAATATGACACTTTTGACCCTCTTGTTCTCCAGACAAGAATGCTTATTGAATCTGAAATGAAAGAGAATTCAGATACTCTTAAAGACTTCTTAGGGCTCACATCAAATGTTTCTTCCTTTGGATATAAGTATGTAGTGGTGAGAGCCTATTGGATCTCCAAGAAGAAAATAGGAAAACTCATCTATTTAGACGAATTAGAAATTCAGCAGTCAATGCTTGTTGATGAGAGTTATAAAAAGGGAACTATTCCTACAGAAATTAGTTTGGAATGGGGTTGGATCAATCAATGGTATCAGGGAACAAAAATTGGTCCTGATATTTATCATGTTAAACCTTTCAACCTATTGAACTATTCTCCTATTATAGGAACAGTTCATGAGGTGAAAAACACAGAGGCTCGTTCTACAGTAGATTTGATGAAGCCTTTTCAGGTAATATATAATGTATGTATGAATCAGCTTTTCAAACTCCTTGAGAAGGAAATTGGAAAGGTGTATCTAACCTCTATCAGACACATCCCTGTGCCTAAGGATGGAGATGCTCAAGATGCTCTCGACATATGGGAAATGGAAGCAAGAAACAGAGGTGTGGTATTTATTGATGACTCCCCTGAAAATCTTAAGAGTCCCAGTGGATTTAATCAATTCCGTAATATTGATCTTACAAGAACACAGGAGATCCAGTCTCGCTATACATTAGCTCAACAGATGAAGAATGAATGCTGGGAACTCGTTGGTCTCTCTAAACAGCGACTAGGTTCTGTCAGTGCTAGTGAAAGTGCTACAGGTACCAATACTGCAGTTCAACAGAGTTACTCTCAGACAGAGCCTCTATTTGTGGCTCATGAGTATGTTTTAGGGCAATTGTATCAGGCAATTATTGATGCTGCTCAATATATCGAAAGCTCCAAACCTTCCTCCACTATTTCTTATGTAACAGATGAAGGAGAGAATGCTTTCATTAGTGTCAATGGAACCGATATTAAATTTCGTGATCTCAAAGTGTTTCCAACAAATCGTCCTGAAGATACACAAATGTTTAATGAACTCAGACAACTCTCACAGGCTATTATTCAGAATGGCGGAACTCTCTATGATGTTATAGAGCTCTATTCTACTAAATCTATCAGGGAGATGAAGAAAACTTTTAAGGATCTCAGAGATAGAATGATACAGCAACAGCAAGAGGCACAGCAACAGCAGCAACAACAACTTGAGCAACAGCAACAGCAGGCACAGGCTACTTTGGAGCAAAATCAAAATCTTGCCCAACAGAAGATGGAAAATGATAATTATGAGAAAGAACTTGACAGGATTAACAGGAAAGAGATAGCTATCATTCAAGCCACTGGATTTGGTAAGGTGGAAAGCGAAGATACCAATCAGAATAATGTTCCTGATGTTCTTGAGGTGAGCAAACTTGCTGCTGAAGAGACAAATGCTACAAGAGATCATATTGCTAAAATGGCAGACATTAGTGCCAAGATGAAATTAAGTATGCAAAAGATTGAGATTGATAAGGAAAAACTTAAGAATGAAAGACTTAATATGGCAAATGATTTGGCTGTAGCTCGTGAGAATGCTAAAGGTAGAAGCAATAAGAAAAGTAAGTAATGCTATATTACGCACAAAAGTAGAGTGATTTATCATTAAAT